TTGCCGATGTTCCCGACACCGATCAACGACAACAATTCTTCGGGAATCGATCCGAACAAGTTCCACGACGGCACCACCGACCCCGTCGTCAGCAGCCGCGACGCCCAGGCAACCAAATCCGGCAGCGTGTTATTCGTCCCCGTCGCAGGATTGACGTAACTTCCGAGGATTCCCGAGATCAGCGACCCCAGGTTCGGTAGCGACTGCGTCCAAGATTGCAGCTTTGTCAAACCATCCGCAATGGACGAAACCGTCTGTCCGGTGATGTTGCCTATCGCGGACAGTAGGTTTCCGCTGATGCTTCCCAGCCATGTGGTTACGTCACCGCTGTTCGTAAACACACCAGAAAAGAACGTCACGATCTCCGTCAAGACCGTCCATACTTTTGTTCCGATGCTGGTGACCAACCCGTTAAAATTGTCCACCACCGTTTTCAAGCCGGCCACCCAGGTCGAAAAGCTTGTGATGTTCAACAAGCCGTCGATGAGGGTTCGGAACGTCGTCAACCAAGTAGATAAGTTGGGGAATGTCGGAGAAGAACGTGTCGATGGTTTGCAATATTGCACTGATACCACCAGAGATGATGTTTTCTGCCCAGGCGGTCAAATTCTGAAACGCCGTTTTGGTTGCATCGTAAGAACCGGTACTACCTGTCAACGCTTCCCACACCTGTTTGAGGAATCCCTCAATCATGTTGTCGAGGAAGGTGTTGAGGCCAGTGCCGGTGAAGTCCGGTGCGGTGACGATGTCGCCGCCGCGGGTCAGGTACTGAGGAGCACCTGCCGGGTCCGGTTCAGTATGGACCGTGCTAGACGGGTTGATTCTCGGGCGGTCTGTCATTGCGGCGCCAAGGTGAGGATGTTGACAGCTTCTTGAATGCCGGTGATCAAACGCTGGAACCGAGCGATGGGTGCCTCTTCGGCCTTGTTGTCACCGATCTGCACGATCACCGAGCAGCGTTCTTTACGGTTGTCGGTGATCATCACATTCTCGATGTAGTCGGTGTACAGCTCGCCGTTCTCCGCGATGGACATCAATGCGCCGGGAAAGATGTCTTTGCCCACCGCATACGGGTAGCCGTTGCGGAACTGCGCCATCCCCGAGCGGTAGCCGCGCGTATCCCACAGCGTCGAAATGAACGAGAACAACGCATCGATGTTGTAGGGGGCTGCCCCGGTGGGAACGAACTTCGACGGTCTACCGTACGGTCCCATGTCGTTGCGCCGGCCGAACGATTCCACGGTTTGAAATGCGAACAGCACATCTGCCAGAAGTCCGTCCAGCAGGTTGGATGGAATGCCTGTCACACCAATCAGAATGGATAGACTGTCAATCAACCATGATGTTGTCGCGTTGATCAAATCTTGAATCCACTTGGGGCTCTTACCGCCAATCACGATCGCCCATCCTTGGGGGTGGTGGTCGGTGAGCTCAAACGACTCCATCGGGCCGCGAGGATGATCAACCAAAATAGCCCACGGTGCAACGAAATCAACACCCAACGTGGGAGCGATGTACACACCGGGCGGGGCGTACTCTCCGGTCGGATTCAACAATGGGTCAAGCACGTTGCCGAGGATTGACCCTTCCACGTTGACGACTTCCTTGACGATGGAGTCCAAGATTGTGCCATTAGTCGGACCGGTCACATCGGAGCGGTCNACGACCCGCACCACATAGGTGGGAACTCCCAGCATCGAATACTGATCCGGTTGGGGGTCGCCGGGCAGCCACAAATCCATTTCAACTGTGACGCCGTAGCTTTTGACCAGCTTCTCAATGACTTGGTAGCAGGTCTCCATGCGGCTGTTGAACTCCACGAAGGGAGAAGCATCAATCAGCGGGTTGTGATGCACCACGTATATGGGGGTGTGCAACATGTCCAACACGTTCCCGCGGGATTCCAGCAGGGTACCAATCCATGCCTGCCAGTCCGCATTTAACGACAAAGCGTTGTCGGTCAGTTCCCACAAACCGGTCTGCATCCGAAATGCTTGTTCAGCAATCATGACCTCAATGCAGGTGCAGATAGGACCGATGAACACGGCGCGGGTTGGCACTTGGACTTGTAGCGGTGCCAGAAAGTTGGGATAGACGAGGAGGTAGGAAAGGTAGTCGTGCAGTCCTAAAGCTTTGACTTCCAACGTTTTCATTCCGTTGGCAAGTTTGTAGGCGGCAGTGTCCACGGTGTACGCCCACCGCAACGAACCCACCTCAACAGTGATACCAACGACTTCTTTGCGGCATTTCCGAATCAAAGGGACCAGCGGGTCTGAGCCCTTCAGGTTCAGGTTCAGCACTGCCGGCTTGTTCCGCGGTTTCGATGCCGACAACTGGATGTAGTCGTGACATTCCCCGAGCGGAACCCAAAACTTGTCATAGATGGTGACCGTGATTTGGGTGGGTTCAGCGGCAGCTTGCCTACCGATGACGGTGGCTTTCGATATTGCCGTCGCCGCATCCGATGCCAGCGCCGTCAACAACCCTTCTACAGAGGCCATCTGCGTCTCGGAGTTATAGCTGCAACCAGTTTTGTGCCCGACCCGGCCCCGGTGATGATGAACGGCAAATTGGAATTACCGGCACCCGATATCGGTGCGGGCGGCACCGGGATACTGAACCGCCCTTTCAAATATTGGTACAGGTTGCCCTGCGGCGGTCGGATGCCGAACAGCGACTCAAACTGCTGCAACAGCGGCACCGTGTTGTTGTTTGATGCGAACGTCACTAACGCATTAAGAATGGTTTGAAAAATGGTCAGCTGTTGACTGATCGACGTACTGGACAGGTCAACGATGGACCGCCGGCGGGGCTCTGTTTCTAGCAACACAATCTGGTTGGCGACAAGTGGGCCGAACTCCACATAGTCGCTAGAGCCGGGGCCGTTACCGATCTTGAATGTTCCAGGCCCGTACAGCAAGTATCTCGGCCATGCGGGTTGATCGCCGGTGTTGCGGACCTCGAGTTGCCCGCCTGCTGTGGTGCCATTGACTGTGATGGATGCGACGGAATCATCGGTGTACCAGAACGCATCATCCATGCGGGCTGTCCATAGAAACTTCTGCCGATTCGCCTGCGCCCGCATCAACACGTCGGTGGGGGCTTTCAACCAGCGAACATTGGCATACCAGTCGCCGTTGCTGTCCACGGTGGCTTTCAATTTTCCGGTTTGCTTGGCATCCCACGAATTGATCCAGTCGCGGATCACTTGACGTGTACCGGCTGGGGTCAAGCCGTGCGCTTCAATCATCATGTCAATCTCGGCGGGCGAATACACGGCGTCGACGAAGGTGACACCGTCCTGGTTGGCGCCGGCCTGATCCAATGTCTGCCACGGCGCCAACATTCCTTTGACGGATTCGCGCAACATGATGATTCCCTCTTGCACTCCAGCGATGGGGGAACGTGGACCCATCAAATGGAATGTGGCGTAGCCGTCTGGGGATATGTAGGAGATTTGCGGCTCTTTGCCTTCCGACAGGCGGCGGGTTTGGTTGGGGGTTAGGGAACCGGCTGGGTAAGTGATTGTCATCGCGGGCCGCCAGTGGCGTACATCGTCATCTGCGAACGGGCGACTTGATTAGCGACTGCCTGCCCGCCGTCCGGGGTTTGATTGACCATGTTTTCAATTTTGACCATTGGGCCGTTGCTTTGACCGCCGCCGTTTTGCGCCGCTAAAGCCTGTGCTTCTTCCGGGGTTTGAGGTTTCGCCGAATCACCAGCCGGATTCTGCTGATCCCCACCGGCCTGGTTTGGCAAAGCAGGTTTCGCCCCCGCAATACCGCCGGCGATACGCCCCAACCATGACTTACCGGGATCGCCTAAAGCGGAACCGTGCGGCAACAATGTTTCCATCAGACCACTGACGCCGATACCGGCAACCTGACCGGCATACCCGATGGCCCGGTTAGCAAGTTTGATTCCTGTTTGAGCGGCCTGACCGGCACCGGGCGCTAAAGCATCTAAACCTTGAGCTGCCATCATCGCTCCCTCAAGCGCATCGCCGCCGATGCCTTGGAAACCGCCACCCCCGCCGCTGGCGGCTTGAGGCACGGACTGCACAGCAGAACCCGGCGCTGAAGGAGTAGAACCGGGACCGACCGGCGGTGTCAGTCCCGGAACCGAAGCCGGTCCGATACCGCCACCAACAGCACCCGGGCCCACCCCACCGCCAAGGGCGGCAGGACCGATAGCAGATGCACCGGGAGTGTAGGAGGGCATAAACGATGCACCCGAGGACAATCCCAGCGGAGTCAAACCGGCTGACATGTTTTGGGCACCCATAACCCCCAACGCCCCAAAGCCACCCTGGTAGGGGGACGCTGCGGACTGGGCCTGCAACTGGCCCATCATCGGGGCTGCCGCCATGTTCATGGCGAACGTGGTGAACCACTTCACCAGACCGGGCAAACCTTCAGACAAACCGAAGTCGTCGGCGAGGTTGTCCATGCCACCATTGGCGGCTTTCGCCTTTTCCTTTTGCGCCTTCTGCGCTTCGCGGAACGTGCCCAGCTTGGCCTGCGCCAGTTCATCTTCGGCGGTTTTCGCGTCGTCAATTAACTGATTGCGGCGCTTTTCGGCATCCGCAACCGACTTCTCGGCGTCAGCACGTTTCTTACTGTCGGCGGTGATGTCATTTTCGACAGCAACTTGGTTGTCTTTGGCTGCCTGGATGGCATCGTTGGCGTCATTGATGCGGTCCAAAGAGTCCTGATAACGCTTCGTTGACACTTTGATCCGCTCAGGGTCAGGCAGATACGTACCCGCAGCACCTTGCTGGTTATAGCCCGGGGTGGAACCCTGCGGAACCGGAGCGTACTGCGGCCCGAACGGGCTGGGCACCATCTGCACCGGAGTTGTCACACCGCTAGCAGGGCCAACAGCATCCGGAGATGGAAAATCCGCTACCGACGGGGACACCGGCGAAACACCGGGTACAGTGCTCGGACCTACAGGTGCCGCTGCGGCAGCGCCGGGGGTTCCCAACCCGCGATGCTCACGCTGCGATGAGCCTGTCGGGAACTGGCCGGCAGCAACATCGGGTGTATCCGGTTTGACTTCAGTCGGCCGATAATAATGCTTGGTGAAACCCTGCGTCGGGTCGAAAGCTCCGCCACCGTTGATGCCGCGCTCCGCGGCCGCCTGGTCACTGCCCCAGTTGAAGTTCGTGCCACCAGGAAGTGTGGCCTGCATGTGATGGTCATTGAAACCGACATTGAAAGCACCCTTGACCAAATCATTGGTTGGCATGAATCCATGCTCAACAAGCCACTGATCGGCATTGCTGGTAGATAGCGATCTGCCTTCAGTGGACTGGCCATCCATGATGGCAATGAGGTCTTCAATGGCGCTGGAACAGTCACCCAAACCTTTTGTAAGGTCAGCTTTGCCCTGATCTTCGTTGGCATTAAGATACCTGCCCCCCGACGGCACACCTTTGAGCAATTCGGAATCCGAAGCACTCCATGTGGTGTTGGCAAGCGTCGGCATTTTGCCGGTAAACAAACCTTTGATCGCGTCGAGGGCTTTGCCGAACCCAGTGTTAGGTCCGAACCATTCGCCGTCAACACCTTCTTTCCACGCTTGAAAAAACTTGTTAGTGGTGTCTAACGCTGCTTCCAACTGAGTGTTCATCCAGCCGAAAAAGGTTTCCGCAGCAGGCTTGAGATCGGCGGAAATTTGATTTTTAAACTTCTGCCAATGCTCCGCAAAGTCCTCAGTGGCCGTCACCGCTTTGTCGATGCTTCCTGTCACACCGTCGATGGATGTGGGTAGCTTGTCGATCTCCAAACGTCCATCAATGATGGACTGCAGGATCGGCCCGAACCCTTTGCCGAAGTACTGCTCCGCTAAATCGCGGGCCCCACCGGTACCCAAATCGTTACCCGCATCGTGTAACGCTTTGATTTGGGTAACCATGTCCCGTAAACCCTGCGCCGGTTCCTTACCCGCTGCGTTCAAGTTTTTGAACGCAGCCGTCAACCCGCGCAACGCTTGATCAGCCGGCACACCAGCTTCCTCAAACAACCCTATGGTCGCTGCNGCTTGCGTGGCATTCATCCCGAACCCAGACAACACCGTGCCACCTTTATCCANGGTGGCAATCAGTTCATTGACCGGGACACCAGTCTTTTGGAACGCCGCATACANTTCATCAAGGAACGCCGGCTGATCCTGGGCGTTCACTTTGAACATNCGGAAAATCATTCCAAGACCGCGGGTGTTCGTTTCTTCGCCGGTCATCTTGTTCAACTCGGCGATTTGTTTGATCATCGTGCCGAGCTGATCCCCCGACAGACGCAACGACGCCACCGCCTGAGCGGCGATACCACCTAACTCTTCCTGAGTGGCGGCAGTTGTTGTGCTGACCGCCGCAACCTGATCGGTGACAGCTTTAAGTTCTTCCCCAACTTTTCCGGTCTTGGCAGTGATGTTGTCGGATATGTCATCCCACATCTTGCCCATGTCGTACAGCTTGGAACCGGCCGCGACAGCACCCACCGCCAACGCTGTCACACCACCGATAGCGACACCGGTCGCCAACCCCACACCACTGAGGCTTGACGCCAACGACGATGCTTGCGCAGTCAAACCACCCAAACGTGTACCGGCAGTGATGTTCGACAACGTCGACAACATAGACCCTGCGGCGCGGTCAGCCTGCTGGAATGTGGCGGCAGTTTCCTGCACCGCACGCTGCGTTTCCCGCGTGACTTTCGCCAACTTTTCCTGCTGGGCGATCAGCTTCGCCCCGCCGGCACCCTTCTCCTGCAACTCATTAAGTTTCTGCTGCTCCACCCGCAGCTTGCCGGCAGCATCGGCTGCCTTGTCGAAAGCCTTTTGCATCTCAGTGGAATTGCTGATGGATTTGGAGAACGACTTGGAAAACCCTGTACCGGCTTGCTCACCAGCACGATTGAAATGTTTTTCCACCGTGGTGGAGGAATCACGCAGCGAGCCCTCAACAACCTTGGTGATCACATCAAGTGTGATTGCCACTAGGGTTGCTCCTCTCCGCGTAGTTCCCGCAATGCGTCGGTATGACGTTTCATTCGGTATTCGTCTTCAGCGTTTTCAGCCACGATTTGCATCGGACTCTTCAACATCGACGGCATGTAGCCCTTACCATCCGCCCGGGACAACGCCACTTCGTTGACCAGGCGGGCGAACACGTATTGGTCTTCGGTCCAGTCGCCGCCGCGCACCGCCCACGTCTTAAACGAGGACTCGTCCGGTAAACCATCCAGCAGGGAAATGAAACGGCGGGAATCCATGACACCGCTAAACCAGTCCCGCACATCCACGTGGTAGAACCGCAGCAAGTCGGATTCAATTTCTCGGCAGAACAACAGCCAGATGTCGAAAGCGTCAGAGACTTTTGGAGTCTCCGCGGGCCTCCCTGGTTTTGCGCCACTGCGCGAACTCGTCGTCCATTTGCGCCATCAGCATGGTGACCAGACCGTAAGTTCCGCCGGCCGCCTCAAATCGCTGCGCCTTGCCCTCACCCCACAGCGCAGCCAGATAACGGGACTCAAACGGCGGATCGACCGGTTTTCCTTTGATGCGGTGCGGAACCACCAGCACCTTTTCCGTCAACGGTTTACCGGTGTCGGGGTGGGTGATGATGTCATTGGTCAGTGGGTTCTGCACCTCAATGGTGTCGTGGTCAAGGGACTTGACCCACTCATCTAGTGCGGCCATCGCTTTGATCTGCGCAGGTGACCACAACACTTTGGCGCGAATCTCATACACTTCGCCGTCGTGTTCAATTTCTTTGACGCCATCAAACCCGAAATATTGTGTCACCTGCGTGACGGCATCATTTAGGGATAGGCGGCGGCGATTCAACGATTCATTTTCAACAGACATGGGCTGTCCTTTCAAGGGCTGATTGAAATAGTGGGCTGGTAGTAGGGGTGGAACTCGCCGGGTGGGCGCCAGCCCACCGAGGACCGCTTGTGGCAGCCCCGGAAACACCCACCCGGCGAGAGACTAACTACGACGTGGTGATCGAATTTGATGCAGTCGACGTCGCTGTCTGACCGGTACCCGCAGTCGCAATCACCTGGAAGGTGTAGCTCGTTGCGGTGGTCAGACTGGTCACCGGGATGGTGACGCTCTTACCGGAAGTGGTAACAGCACCGATGGTTGCCGCCGTATACGATCCTGCGCCGGTCTTACGCTGAACCGTGTAGGTCAGCGAATCGGGTTGCGGGTCTTGCGACAAGTTCGGCCGGGTGAACGTCAACGATGCCGCAGTGGCACCGTTAGCGGTAGCAACCGGGGCGGCACCCCACACCAGAACACCGGCCTGTGAACGCCACGAAATGCCGTCACGAACGATGTACACCGGGGTATCGACGAACGGGCAAATCAGCGCACCATAGGTGAGCTCAAGGTCGTCGGGGTCTTTACGGTTCAGCGCAGTCGCGCCAACCTTTTTACGCGACACCCGCGGGAACACGTAGGCGAACCGCTGATCGCCGTCCTCCGCGAGAGCAACGATCTGACGTTCGATCAAATCGGACTCGCTCGGCTTGGACACCGTGTAGCCGGCGGCGCCGGCATCACCAATATTTGTCAACGGCAGATCAAACCGCAGCGCATCCACCACCGGGTTGGATTCCCGGCAGGTGAACATGATTTCGTCGTTCTCGTCGGTGATGTCCCACCGTTGCGCACGACGGGCCTGAGCGATCTTCACACCCTCAACAGCGACATCGGGGGTGATCTTGATGCCGTCTTCCTTCAGTGCGCCAACGTCGTACCACTGGCCGCCGTCAAGGGTGGAGTCCAGTAAGTCCGAACGGTACAGACCGTCGGTGGCGTACGGGGTGAACAAACCAATGGTGTTCAGTCCTACCGCGTCGTTCTTCAGCGAGGTGCTGGCCTGATGGTAGTCGCGGATGAGGACATTGGTGATGAGAGCTTTGCGGATGCCAAGCGGGTTGTAGGAGTTGCCGTATGCGGCTGACCACTCCACACCTGTTGCTTGCAGGGCCATGTTTATTTCCTTTCACAGAGGATGTGCATTGCCCTGCAACAGAGCAAGGCCGAGAAACCGAACCAATTTAGTTCGGGGAGTGGTGGGCTTAAATCTTTGATTACCGGTAGCGGATAGCAACGCTGTAACGAGCGACGAACCGGGTGATGGCGGCGGCGTCAGTGAACTGCACCCAGATTGGGCGTTGCGATGTGGTGACAGAATCTGCCCACACAACTGTGTTGTTGGACAAAGTGACGCGGGCCTGCGCAGCGAGCGGCGGCCCTAACTGCAACATCCGCTGATGAGTCAAACCTGCCTCATATTCCGCCTGATCATAGGTGGCGGCAAATGTTGACACTTGGTAGATACCGGAGTCGGTAATTTTGTCATCGGAGCCCGCAACACATTCAACAAGGCGGAACGGCAGCGTTGCACCCGGTCCACGCGATGCGCCAACCTCACCTAACGGCTTCAACCAATTGATGAGCAGTTCAACACCGGAAATCATAATCATTGAGCACTCGCATCAAAACTTAACGGGGTTTTGAACCGTTCCAACGCAGCCTTCAAATCATCGCGGGACAACTCTTCGTCATCCAAAATGTTTTGCACCAACTGCTCATCGCCGCCGAAATGTGCAGCAGTTTTTGCCCGCGGAGCGAACGCCGACGTCGGGCCGGGATCACCAGTCCCGTACTCAATCCAGTGCGCTTTGAAATCCGTGGCGCCCACACCGACACCGGGCATCCCGTTATGGGTGAACTTCCGTCGATACACCTTCACCGAAGCCGCATACACACCGTTGTCGATAGGTGACACCGACCGCCAGTAATCGCGGACCTCAACAGCGAACTTGTCCAGCTCTTGGCGAACCGCAGCAGCCTGGGTTGCTTCAGCATAAATTTGCGCTTCAATCTCATCGCGCGACATCATGCGATTTGCTTCTTCAAATCCAAGGAGACGTGATCGGTCAACCCCATGAACCCCACCGCCGGCTTAGAGCCCAACACTTGGAAGGTCATGGAGTTGTACACAATCTCCGAAGTGGTATCCACCGCAAGTGCTGCTGCAACAGGGGGCAGCAGACACGACCACAGTTCGGTTTCCACATCGGTCAACGCGACAACTTCCTGCACTTGCATGGGTTGCATCGCCGCACCGCTAACCACCGTGTCCACGGCAGTCCTAACAGGTGCGTTGAAACGGTCCCGACCCGACGTGCTGTAGTTCCGCACCGTGACCGTTTGGGAACCCAACAGCATCATCGTGTGACCGTGATCAACCTGTACTTGGACAGCAACGCATGATCCAGCATGGACTCGTCACCGGGCTCTTTCCACTGATACAACACGTCACCGGTTTTGCGGTATGTCATGTTGTACGGGTTGGCCAGATAGCTCCCGGCCGCTTTGATGACCGCATCAATCAGCGGTTGCGGCAACGTTTGGAAACCGTGCGTGTAGGTAACCCGTAAACCTTTGGGCAGCGATGGCCACGACGGAACCGCCGCAACATTGACCCCAGGCAGACCCGACGTGTCATAGAGCAGGCCGTCCGCAGTCCAAGCATAGTTCGTCAATTCCTGCCACGACGTTGCACCGGTGTTATCCCGCATATACGCCTCAACCTTGGACACCGACAACACAGGCGGGTTAGGCAACTGTGCAGACCGGCGAACCGGGAACGGGTCAATGGTCACCACATCGTTGACGGTGTAAGTGAAGTCACGCTCGCAGTACGACTCAACAGCCGACGATGCCCACGACAAAGCCGCGTTCACGTCAGCGTCAGGCCACGCCCCTTTCAGGAACGACGGCACTTGAGAAGCAGTGACAGTGATGGTCACTTGGTGACAACATCCTCAGCGTCGGCCGCCACAACTTTCTTGGTGGCCTTCTTCACCGGCTGGGGTGCGTCGATGTCCACTCCGCCGTCGTCAGCGCCCACCGTGGTGGCACGCTCCAGTTCAAAATCGGAAATTTTCTCAGTGTGACCCATTGGTCATCCTTTCCAAAAAATGTGTGGGGAAGGGCAGGGCTGGTATGCCCTTCCCCCACAAGGGTGTTACGGCTTATTCTGCAGAACGATGAGCTCAAACAGCTCCGGGCGCTCAACGAGCAGACCGACGCGCTCCTCAGCGCGGGCGGTCCACAGGTTCTGCTCAAAGTCGTAGCCGTTGGTGTTGGCGACGTTGACCTGCAAACCACCGAGACGCAGCACCTGGCCGCCCTCAGCGAAGTCACCCACGAGGATGTATCCCGCCGGGATCGCCGGCGTGGAGACGACCCGCTTGCCCCACAGGGTGATACCCGGATCGAGCACATCTGCGGTGACGTTCTGTGCGCCACCGTAGTTGTAGCCAAAGAACGACCCACCCAGGTACTGGCCCTGACCATCCTTGGACTGACGGATGGTGAGGAAGTCGCTGGGGTTCATCACGATGGCATCCGGCTCAAAGAAGGTGAGCGTGCGGATGTCGGTGATGGCGGCGAGGATGCCTTCTGCGATCTGAACACCAGTCGGTGCAGTACCCGAAGTGCCGGTGCCGACGACGGCGCGGCCCGGGGTGACCGAGCTGACCGTGTTGGTGCCCGC